GCATGGCCCAGTTGCTGCAAGGCAACCCACAGTTGTGGCAAGTTGCTGGCGACCTGTTTGTCAAGAACATGGACTGGCCCGGTGCCCAAGACCTCGCCAAGCGGTTCAAGAAGACCATCGACCCCAAGGTGCTGGCCGATGATGACGATCCAGCCTTGGCCGCTGCCAACCAGCAGATGGAGGCGATGGCTGCTGAGATGGAGAACATGTTCCAGATGTTGCAAAACGTCAACAAGAGCATGGAAGTCCGTGACTTAGAGATCAAGGAACAGGCCAACCAGATCAAGGCATTTGATGCTGAGACTAAGCGTATCAGCGCCGTGCAGGCTGGTATGACTGAGCAGCAGATTCAAGACATTGCTATGGGTGTTGTGGCGGCTGCGATGGAAAGCAACGACAATATGGTCATGATGAATGAGCAGCGTCAGATGCCAGAGATGCAATCTGAGATGATGCAGCCTGAGATGATGCCACCTCAAGGAGAGATGAATGAAATGCGCTGATTTTGTAGGCGAACTGTTCTTGGCCCGTGACGTGGCCCATTCGGTTCACCTGAACACCCGCAGCTTCTCCAAACACATGGCGTTGAACACGTTCTATGATGGGGTAATCGACTTGGCTGACAAGTTTGCCGAGGCGTATCAAGGCCGTCATGGTCTAATTGGTCCCATCAGCCTGATGAGCGCCAAGAAGACCACAAACATCATTGAGTTTCTGGAGCAGTCCCTCAAAGACATTGAGGATATGCGGTACGAGGTGGTGAGCAAAACTGACACCCCGATTCAGAACATCATTGATGAAATCGTCGGGCTTTACCTGTCCACCCTGTACAAGCTAAAATTCCTCGCATAAGGACGCACATTATGGCCGTGACTCTTTCGCTGTTTGCTGGTGCAGGCGCTCAATTTTTTGACAACAACGGCAACGTGTTGTCTGGTGGCAAGATTTACACGTACTCTGCGGGCACTACCACCCCCTTGGCCGTGTACACATCAAACGCCGGGTCTGCTTTTCACACAAACCCCATTATTTTGGATTCTGCTGGTCGTGTGCCTAGCGGCGGCGAAATTTGGTTGCAGCTTGGAGTCGGGTACAAGTTTGTTCTCAGGACTTCTGCCGAAGTTTTGATTGCTACATACGACAACATTCCATCGTCTGCACAACCACCTGCCGCCAATGATGCTGACTCCATCATGTACGAGCAGGGTTACACCGTCACGGCGGGCAGTTTTGTTGTGGGAAAAATTTACCGAATTGCGTCTGTTGGTACAACCGATTTCACCTTGATTGGTGCAACAAATAACACAGTCGGCACCCATTTCATTGCGACAGGTGTGGGCGCTGGTACAGGTACAGCGGAACTGTCTCAAACAGTTGAGACCAAACTCCGCGAAACCGTCAGCGTCAAGGACTTTGGCGCTGTGGGTGATGGGGTGACGGATGACAGCGGTGCAGTCACTGCGGCTCTTGCTGCTTTGTTTGCAAGCGACGGCAATGCGCTGTTCTTCCCCGACGGCACTTACTACTTTGCTTCGACCGTAACGATCACATTCCCTGCACAACTTTACAATCGAGGTGTTCGACTGGTTGGCACATCCATGCCTGGGTTTGTGTCTGCCCGCCCCGGTGGTTCTCGTATCACTGGCGCAAGTGGTCTTACCTCTTTGTTCACCATCACCAAAACCACACCGACATCTGCGGGCGGCTACTCTTTTGAGTGCGAAAACATCGACTTTGATGGGAACGCAAAAGGCGTTGGCTCTGCAATTTTGAACTTGATGGGCGGCGCACCAGTGCGGCCATTCAACGTCCGTAGCTGCAATTTCCGCAGATTCCAACGGGCAATTTCTTCCGACATTTCTGCCACCGGACTGACCACAGGCATCTGCCAAGTCAACATCGAAGGATGCAACTTCCAAGCGAACGACTACGGTCTACACGGTAAAGGTCAAAGCGCCATCATGGATTTGCGTTTTGTCGGCAACGTATGTGAGCAAAACACACTCGGCGGCATTTACACGGAACCTGTTGCCAACGGCTCTTTGGGTGGTAGCTTCCTTATTTCCGACAACCTGCTTGAAGGACAACCAGACGCCATCGTTATTAATGGTGGACAAGTCAGCGGTGAAATTTCAAGAAACTATTTTGAAGCGAATACCTCATATTTGATCAATGTATTTGCGACAAGCAGTCGATCTACTCTGAAAATTCACAGCAATTTCATGTCAAACGTGACAGGTTGCTTGGTCAACGTTGAAATGGGTAGCGGAACAGTTGACATTCAAGATAACTTTGAAAACGTAGGTGTTTTGCTTGGTGGAAAAAACATTAGTGCAAAATCAAACATTGGAAACAATGGAACTTTTTACCCATTAGAAACATTTGGTGGGTTTCATCTCAATTACCAGTCTGTGTCTGCTTTTACCAATGCTTATCCAGGAACATTAACGGGCGGCACTTACGTCAACTTTGGCGGCGCAAATGCCACAACTCCAGTTGGCTCAATCAGTGTCACGGCAGTCAGCGGAAATTCAACCATTGAAGACATTGGTCAAACTTTTGCAACAGGTGATTGGGTTGTTGCAATGGGCCTGATGCGGGCAACTTCAAGTGCCGCAACTGTTTTGCTTGTGGCGCTGACTTCGGCAAGCGCAGGGGCTGGAAATTCAAGCGAAATCAGGGTTGCGAGAAATGGCGCACTTGGCGAGTGGGTGTTTGTTTGCCATTTTGTTCAAGTAACCACAGGCAGTGGTGGTAATGGGCGTATGCGATGGGTTACGTCTGGTGACGTAGATATTGCACAATCGTATATCTACAAGGTCGCCTCTCCTACTTTGTCGTCCACTCCAATCTTCTTCTGCTTGCCGGAGTAATGAGATGATTGCCCCAATGTTTGCACTAAATTTAGTCAAAGGCTATTAAATGGCTACATATTTTTGGGTCGGCGGCACAGGAACTTGGGACGCAAGCTCCACCACCAATTGGTCTTTAACTTCTGGCGGCTTGCCCGGTATAGCCGCGCCCAACAACACAGACACCGTAGTATTTGATTCTGCGTCTGGTACAGGAACTTGCACAACTGCTGCGGGTTCTGCTTGCGCTGTTGCTACATTGAACAGTTCGACGCTTGGTCTGACATTGGGTGCAAACCATACGATGTCAGGCACGTTTACTTTCACATTGGGCACCTTGTCGCTTAATAACAATACATTGACCTGTAATGTATTTAGTTCAAACAATTCCAATGCACGGGTGATTGACTTTGGTACAGGAAATATCACTTTAACTGGAAACGGTGCAACCATATGGTCTTGCGCTACTGTTACTAATTTCAGTTATGTGGGAACACCCACAGTGAACCTTACTTACGCTGGCTCCACGGGAACAAGAGGTGTTTCTCACGGGTCTGTAGCTGGGGCGACTGAAGCAAACTCGTTAAATTTCAATGTAACCGCTGGAACAGATACTTTCAGCATTTCATCCGCTGCGGGTAGCTCGGTTAGAAACTTAAACTTTACTGGGTTTGCGGGTACTTTTTCTGCAACTATTAGAAACATATACGGTGATTTGACCTTGGTTCCAGCCATGACATTAACTGCTGGTAACGGAACAACGACCTTTCGTAAAACTTCCGGCACACAACAAATAACCACGGCAGGGTTGACCTTAGATTATCCGATTGCTTTCAATGGCATTGGGGGCATATTTGCTTTTCAAGACGCTGTAACACAAGCTTCAACCCGTGCTTTCACGATCACCAACGGAACGGTCCAGCTTAAAAATGGCGTAACCAGCACCGTAGGTAGTTTTGTAGCTAACAATTCCAACGTCAAGTTTTTGCAGTCTACGACATCAGGGTCGCAGGCTACACTATCCCAATCATCGGGTACGGTAAACGTAGTTGATTTAACCATCCGCGACATCAACGCCGTGGGTGGTGCGGATTGGAACGCATATACTGACTTTGAAAACACGGATGCGGGCAATAATGACGGGTGGAATTTCAGCTTGTCACCTCCGTATTCAACCGCTGAGTTCCCCATTACGCTAAGATCGTTCACACAACCCCGGAGATTCTAAAATGGCAAACAACCAACTCAAAATCGTCACATCATGCCTCGGCTATCAGCAAATTACCAACCTGAGCGCGTCAGTTGGTTTGACTTTGCCGACGACTGACGCTAACGGTCTTAATTGCACCCCTGCATTTGCGCTGATTGTTGCGGAAGGCGCTCCTGTGCGCTGGCGCGACGATGGCGTAGCGCCTTCAACTTCTGTTGGTATGCCTATTGCTGTTGGCGTTCCATTGCAATACGATGGTGACTTGACAAAAATTCGCTTTATTCAACAATCAGCAAGCGGAATTTTGAATATCAGTTACTATCGGTAATGTTTAACCAACCGTACCGGCGAGGTTCACCGGGGTTCCAATGGAACATGAAATGACTGATGAAGTCCAAGCCTTAGCGGAAGTAGACTCCGCGCAAGCACCCGAGGTGACGGCCACCACGGACAATGCACAAAATGCGCCGGTAGTAGCTGAGAATCAAGACGGTAACACCCAAGAGGAAAAGAAGTACTCGCAGGCTGAAATCGACGCGATGATTGGCAAGCGCCTCGCAAGAGAACAGCGCAAATGGGAACGTGAGCAGCAGGCAAAGCAGGCACCCGTGCCAGCCACGCCAACGGAAATTCCGACAGCAGACCAATTTGACAGCCCTCAAGCCTACGGTAATTTCATCCGTGATGAGGCTGAAAAACTGGTCCAACATCGGGAAATTCAGAAACAACGCGCTGAGATTGAGGAAACCTTTGCAGAGCGTGAGGAAGAAGCCCGGTCTAAATACGATGACTTTGACCAAGTTGCGTATAACCCGAATCTTCGAGTCACCGATGCGATGGCCGAAACCATTAAAGCGTCTGACCTTGGACCTGATCTGGCCTATTGGCTAGGTAGTAACCCCAAGGAAGCTGATCGCATATCTCGCTTGTCGCCACTGTTGCAAGCGCGTGAGATTGGAAAAGTCGAAGCTAAATTAACTGCCGAGCCTTTCCAAAAGAAAACCTCGTCTGCGCCAGACCCGATTCGTCCGGTAACCGCACGAGCAAGCAACCCTGGTGTCACTGACACCACCGATCCTCGGTCTACCAAGACACTGAATGTATCGGACTGGATTGCTGCCGAGCGCCAAAGACAAATCGACAAAGCACGGGCAACCCGCAACCGCTAAATAGGAAATCATCATCATGAGCAATTCGATTCTTACCATTGACATGATCACCCGCAAGTCTCTCGAAATCCTTGAGAACAACTTGGTGATCACCCGCAACGTGAACCGTCAGTACGACGACAGCTTCGCTGTCTCAGGTGCCAAGATCGGTTCTACACTGCGTATCCGTTTGCCCGACCGCGCTTTGGTCACTGACGGTGCCGCCCTGCAAGTTCAGGACGACAACGAACAGTTCACCACTTTGACTGTTTCCAGCCAAAAGCACATCGGCATCAACTTCACATCCGCTGAATTGACCATGCAGATGGACGACTTCGCAGAGCGTGTCTTGAAGCCACGTATCAGCCAGTTGGCCTCTACCGTGGACGCTGACGTTGCCAACGCATACAAGCTGGTCGGTAACTCTGTCGGCTCCCCCGGCAATGCCCCATCGACCGCCCTGGTGCTGTTGCAAGCCCAGCAGAAGCTGAACGAGAACGCCGCCACCATGTCGCCTCGCTACGCTACCGTGAACCCTGCCGCT